GTAAAAGATGACGCTCAGTTCCCATCATTGCTGTAGGTTTTATATTGCTTAACATAGCATTTTCCGCTAATGCTTCTTTACCAAGAGCATTTAAGTTTTGCGCCCCCGTAGTATTAGCAGCTTGCGTACCCGCAGCTACATTTCCAGCAGCAGCGCCAATACCGTGACCACCATAACCACCTAGACCTCCCATAAGGCCGCCCATTAACACATCTTGTCCTCTAATTGCAGCTATACCAGCTCCTGTCGCTGCACCAGCGGCTAATGACCCCATCATTGTACCACCCATAGGACCACCTACCATATAACCAGCAGCTATAGGAAGAGCTGTTTGTATAACGTTTCCAAAATTAAAAGCTTCTGGTTGACCCGTATATGGATTAGTAGTAAGTGATGTGCCGTTAGCTTGAGCTAATGCCTGAAGTCCTTGTACTTCTCTGGGATTAACATGCATGAGCATGGAATCTCCGTGTCTACCAAATTGCGCTAATCCGTCTGCCTGTAAGCGTGGGTCATTCATAATATGTTTCCTTTATACCATTTTTCGTTTTATAAAACGATTTGTAAATTCGTGTGTAATTAAGTATTTAGCTTCTCTTTTTCTTCTGGAAGAATAACGATCCCCAAAATCTAAAAGATTGTTGTATGCAGCTTCCCAATCATCGGAAGTGATTTGCGCCCAGAATTTGGGTGTTTTTAGCTCTAAATTCCCATATTGAAAAGCCACAGAAGCAATTACTGTAGCTTTATTCTGTGGCAGTAATTCAAATTTAGAACCAGTTGTATCATACCATCTTTCTCGTAACCTACCAATTTCTTGTCTTTTAGCAAAGTTATTAATTGTATTACCTTCTTCTTCAGTAATACAAAGGTTATGAGCTACTTCTAAAGCTTCTTCTTTTTGTAAGCCTAAATAAGGAATTAGCTTATTTTTCAATTCTTTACAAAATCCTTTTATATCTTTAAGGTCTCTTTGCCCTAAATCAAACCCAGAGGCTATAGTTACCCCTGAATGTCCTAATGGCTTATTATTTTTATCTACAGGTACGTAACCCTGTAATTCAAAGCCCTCATTAGCTTTTATAAAATCAAAATCAATATTATCCAAAACATATTATTCTACTGCATTCGCCCCTGAAACGTTTATCGTTAATCCAGCACCACTACCTTTAGCTTGTAGTGTGCCCCCTGCTTCTATAATTTGAAGACCAGTCCATTGGTAAATATCATTAGCAGCTACTTGCTTAGTATATATTAAAGCATTTGTAGTACCAGCTGAAGCCCCACTAGGTACTAAACATACAAAAAGATTTAAAGCACCAGCAGTAGTATTAGATACGGTTATATCTTTAATATAAGTACGAGTATCATCAGGAGTTGTGTAGTAAGTATCAAAACTTGTAGTTAATGCTTCTTGAGCTATTTTAATGCCTGTAATATCTTGAAAAGCCATATCAATTACCTAACCAATATAAAACATTATTGCTCATAATAGCTGTGTTTTGTTTTACTGTAGACTCATCTACAGAATTAAAATAAATACGCAACTGATTAGTAAATTGATTTTGGTTGGATTGAGAATACTCCTCTGTAGGAATAACTAAATTAGGTGCTTTAGTTGTGTTTAAATCAGCCATGTTACGAACACCTCCATCTCTTTAACGCAGCTCCTTTTCTAGTTAATTTACCATCTTTACTGGTTGGGCCTTTAACTCCTGACATCCTAGCACAAAATGATTTTCTACGAGCAGCTGCTTTTGAACCTTTTTTAACTTTACCTGTTACAGCTGTTTTTAACTTAGAACCTGGATTAGCTTTTCTGTATGCAGCTACACCTTTTTTAGTCATACCTGCGCCTTCAGATGTTTTACGATAGTTTCTACCTTTTCCTGTAGTAGTTTTACGTATTGGTTTTTCTTTTTTCCTAGTAGCCATTATCCTCTTCGTCCATCAGGTTTAAAATCAACACGTGGAGAACCTAATTGCCATTGAACTCCTACTCCAGTTGATCCTATTTTAAAATTCATTTGTCTGCCTCTGGCTCTTACAAATACTTGGTCTGTAAACTGATCAATAGTAGCAGTAGCAGTAGTAACATTTCTTTCTAATGAAGCACCAGCAACATCCGTTGTAGAAGAAGCCACACCTGGAAAATTTCTAACTCCTACAGTCATTTGAACTTCAGGTGTTAATGTAGTACCCGTAGTACTAGTTACATCTGAGTCTGTAAAATTAACATCTGGTATAACTCGTTTAGTTAAAACAAACTCTTCTCCATCTCCTACAGACATATCTGCGGATTGAATAAATGAGTTGATGGCTACTGGAGCAGTGGGGGCTCTTTGCCCATCATCATTACCATTTTCGTGACTATATAAATTGCCATTATCTGTAGCTAAAGGAAATTCATTAACACCTGAATCTATCCACGCAGTTCTAGCTAATGATCCGTAATACCATATTTTTTCTTCTTGGTTAAAAATAACATATCGGTCTATTTCATTAGAGCTACCAGAAACATAAAACCAAACAATCTCATTAAACTCTGAATTAGTGCCAGCAAAAAATGTATCAGATTTGTTTCTACTAATATCCTCAAAAACAAATTGCTTTAGTGTGCAAGGTAATGTATCTACTCTACCTGAATACACGTAAAATTTATCATTACCCATCCAAAATACGTTATTGTTAGACGTAGTTACTACATTAGGACCCATAATATCAATTTCATTACTTATCTCATTTGTGCCAAAAACTTCTGATGTGCCTAAAAATTGTAATGAAGTTAATGCTGTATTAGTCCAAACTAATGTTTCTTGTCGTGCATTTATTCCAGTTATAATTTCAGAACCTGATTTAATAGGTAAAAACCCAGCAGTGTTAGTAGCAGTTGGTTCCCATACTTCTGGCTCAGGACCAATAGTAGGGTCTACATTAGCCCATCTAATAAGTAATGGATCAAGTGTTCCTGTATAGCTATTTTTAACATAACTTCCTGTTGTAGTAGCGTTACCGCCTGGGTCAGCAAGCATAAGATATGTAAAAGTAGTAGCGCCTGTTACAGTAATTTGAAAAGTTCCAGAAAAAAGTTTTGGTACAGTTCCGCTAACAGTTACATAATCAAGACTAGATAACCCATGAGACCCACTTGCAGTTAGTGTAGCTGTTGTATTACCTGTACCCCCTCTAGTTATACTGCTAATACTTACTCCTGCCGCGGTGGTTGTAGGATTAAAAGATGTACACCCTAAAGCTAATAGATGCCCGCTAGGAGCAAAAAGTATTTTTGTTACTTGTTCTGGAACAGCTATAGAACCTGATAAAGAGTTTAATTTAACAGCTCTATTGCTATAAGTATTTTCATATGTCCAATGAAATATATCACTTTCAGAAATATTAAATATTAAATCATTATTAAAATTATCTTGAAAGGTTAACTGAGAACTTACAACTGTAGGAGCCACAATACTAGAACCAAAAGTACCTCTACCAAAAGTACCTGTACCAAAACCTAAACCCCCAGAAGTTGTAGCTGAACCAATATTAAGCTGAAAAGCAGCTGTAATACCTGTTCCCCCACCTGTAGCACCTGAACTAGCTGAAACTGATGTAGTTATTGTAAAATTATTTGAATCTACTATTGTTTGTATTTCAAATTCTAAATTAAGATTTGCTGCGGCTATACCACCTACAGCAGTAGCTCCGCTAAAAGTAACAAAATCCCCTGCTGTAGCGCCATGATTAGTTATATTAACCGTTACAGTAGTAGGAGCAGAAGTTGTAGTAATAAAGCAATTATCTGTAGCAGTGGAAGTAAAAGTAGCTCTTATAGGTGTTATATCATTTGTGCTTGTTCCCGCACAGATATACATTTTAGTATTAGTGCCAACACCAATATTTATAGCACCATCAGAAGTAGCATAAGCATATAAGCTGCGAGCAGTTCCCTTATAAGGACTAAAGTTTTCTACCTGCCACCCACCAATTTTTTCTGGGTATCCTTGTCTAAATCTAATCATATCTCCATCGAACCACCCACCTTGATCGGAGTAATTAGTTTTATCTCTATTAATACCTGGTTGAAATTGTAATGTTTTTAACGCCATTTTTAACTTTCATCCTCAAATTTCATTTCTCCTGTAAAGTCTATAGGACCTGTAGGATTAAATAAATACTCTATAGGCCAATCATCGTCCGGAATATAACTATTTCTAGGAAAAGCTATTCTTTCATCAATATAATTAACTAACTTACATACAGGTTTTACGTAAGCTACATTCATATCCTTATACTTTTCTTTTAATTTAGTTTGAAATTCCTTAGAAAGCCTATACTCATTACATTTCATTGCGCCATTAAAAAGTATATTTTCTAATGGCAAAATATCTACTCTTCCACTACTTCCTGCATAGTAGATTACAAGTACTATTACCCATTTGGTCATACTTCTGGGACGTCTACATCAAATGTTATGCTTATTCCCATTTCATGCCATTCTTGTATCAACTCTTCAAAATCCAAATAAGTCATTTCTTGAGGATAATTCACCCCTATTCTTTCGCATAATTCATCAGCTTCAAAAGCTACAAATTTTTTATAATGCCCATTAATAGGAGTGTCTACAATCGGGTCATTTACCATATTTTACCTACCTGTTTAAGTCTACCAAAAACATTAAACACACGCATGATAGACCATAAAACAAAAACATGAACCCTAAAGGATAGTTACCTTTAAGTAGTAAATCAATAAAAGTTATCATATAGCATATAGTTACTATAATAAGAGCATATAAACTCATAACTTTTTCCTGAGAACTTTCTCTTTAATTATACAGCTTTTTAAAATTTCATTATTACCGCCCTGTCCTCCATCATCTGTCAACGTAGACATAACATGAATAGACGTTTCGGTCTCTTTTACTTTAAAACCTACAGTTTTACATGTTATTGGGGCTTCATCTAACTCGTCTAAATTGTCTACCCACCCCGCATCTCCTGAGTGGTCATACCATTCTATATACATCAGAGGCCACGTTTTAAACCCCTTTCTTTTCATTCCGCACCCTCCTTATTCCAGCTGTGTGACGCTCTACTTCACCATAATCCTTGTGCAATATTATAGCCTGAATTTCTCTACCGGCTCTATACCCTGAATCTATTGTCCAAGCATCGCCTGGGGCCAAAGTTCTAAACGATTCAATAATAACATTCATAGATTCAAAGCTACGTTTTGTATGTATATGCCCATGCCAACAATATTTAAACTCACATTGGGCCCATTCTGGGCAATCTACAGCCATTATAGAGGCAAGTTTTTCTGGCTTCGGCATGTGTCCATGAGTTATACCAATTAAATTCTTGCCAAAATTATAGTAATACATGGCTTTAGGTGAGTCTTCAATAATTACACGTTTATTATCATCATAAAATGTAGCCAAAGCACAGCTCAATGCTACATGAGAATGGGGATCATGATTTCCAGCCACGTTTCTAACACGCACAATTTTATGTTTTGTCAAGGCTTTTTCTATAAAGTACCTAAGAACATATATACCGGATTTAATAATTTTAGAAAATCTGGAATCAGCATCGAGAGGGTTTTTATTTGCGGGGGTTTGGTTTAGCGAATCGTCTATATGGTAGAAATCGCCAAGCTGTGCAATTAATATTTCATGTGTAGAAGGAATAGCATCTATAATTCTATCAGCCGCGTCAGTTAAATCCTTACATCCTATCTTTAAATCGAAGTCTTCCTTAGCTTTCTCTTCCCATGACAACATACCCAGGTGAGCATCACCAATGCATATACATGCTAAGAGGTCTTTGTTTTTAACTTTAGGGGATTTAGTGCTAACAGATTTAGTTTTAACTTTTTCGTTAAAAGCTGAAACTGTTTCATCAATTACTTCTTGGGTGGTTTTTTGACCTTTTTGTGGTTTACCTTTAACCCATGTAGCTGCAGGAGCGCCGGCTTCATTATAGAGTGTAGATTGTCCTGATTCTTGTTTTTGTTTTCTTAGACGTACCCGATAAACAGTATCAGCTATTGTAGATCTAGCTACATTTAGTTGCAAAGATGCTTCTGCTTGGGACTTCCCTTCAGAAAGAACTTTAATATAAGCATTTTCTTTTATGGTTATACAATATGGCAATAATCCGCCATAGTCAGGATCTTTCCAGGCCATAAAAATGCCTCGTTTTTATTGTTTATAATGAACCAGTAATATAACCAAGTATAAATACTAGTATGTACCAAACAAAAGGCGGAACATATCCGGCCCAATCTTTAAGTTTGTTCAACATATTATTTACTCCATCTTCCATTAAGTCAATTAACTCTTTCATTTTGTTGTTTTTTTCACCTTGTCGTACGATCTAGCGGTAGCCAATCCAAGCATTCCCATCAAAACCGGAAGCATAGTTCCTGTGTCAGCCTGCGGCACAATGATACCAAATGGCGCTGCTAGTGGGGAAACCAGAAAATTTATAGCAAAGCCTAAAACACAAACCCACGCACATGCGGGACGCCACGAACTTTGGAACCAGTTTCCCTTCGCTTCTTCTCGATTGACAGCTATCTGAGCTAGAGCAATTTCTTGGGCATGATTCTCAGCCATAGTAGAAATTTCATGTGCTAACTTCTGTTTAGTGTCAGCATCTGGTATGAATTTATCCAGTAATGAAGCTACTGGTCCTATTAAGGCTTGTAACATTAGGGTTTAGTAGGCCACGTTATGTTATCTACGTCACTCTGAGTAGGTATGTCTCTTAATGCCTGACGGTAAGTTTTCATCGCATCGCTCATCTCTGGAGAATCTGGTAATGCCGCATAGTCCGTATCTTTTAATAGTTGATTGCGGTCTTGTCGAATACGTTTCCATTTTTGTTCAGTTGTAGGCATAGCAGCAGCTAGGGCAGCTTTCTCCGCTTGGGTATAATCCCTTGTAGTTGTTTTACCTGTTTGTATATTATGTTCTACTATGTCTGCCATTTTATTTTCCTCTATTGATACATTACGTTTATTGAGCCAGCATCAAAAGTTTCACTACCACCGATATTTATTATTCTTACACCATCTATAGAGCCACTTAAACTTATAGTACCGCTACTTCCATTCAATAAACTTGCAGTAGTGCCTTCATTCAATATTCCACCAGAAACCCAAGTGTTATTAGTTACGTCAGCTAAACTAAGACGAATTACACCATCTCTTGTTTCACCAGCCGCTACCCCATAAGTTAGCATTAACCCAGTAGCACGTGCATCAACGTTAGCCCCATTCCAAGAAGCGGCTTTATATCCGCTAGTCGCAAAGGTAGTACCTGTGCTTACTTGTAATGCAAATTCATTTGAACCAGTAGATGAAACATCTTGTAGGAAAACAGCAATATTTCTAATTCCAACTGGAAGACCTGTAACTGCAACAGAATTTCCACTTGTAGTTGCTACTTCAGCAGTTACCATAAAGCCACCCATTCTAAGGTCATTACCAGCATCATCTGTATGGTATAAGGAACTTGGTGCATCTGACTTAACCCATATTTGCCCGTTACCAGCGACATCAGTTCCAGCAGCAGCTCCTTCTGTAATAAATAATCCAGTATTGGTTATCTTACTCATAAGTCCTGTACCTCTTTAATAACTGCTTCCATACCTTCTTTAAGTTTATCAACATCGGAAGCACCAGTAATCTTAGTGTTTTTCGTAGCATCTCTTGCTACTTTCTTTTTATCAGCCACAGCTTTTTTAGCATCTGCATCACTATCTTCATCAGCACGTTGATAAGCAACGTCTAATTCTGCAAACTTAGGAGTTCTAGCTTGTCTTACTTTATCCTTTGCTACGTCTTTTGCTTTACTTAAATCTATCTCAGCACTTTTTCCTTTAGAAGTTACCCAAGCATCGCGAAACGTCCTGTCATTAGGTATTGTATTAACTTCAACTATATCTGCTGAGTCTCTGCAATTTTCAGGAACAACCTGTTTAAGTAAATCATCCATTGTTCCATAATTAGCAAGATAATCATCTGTTGGTATTACAACTGCAGCTAATCCATCTTCCGTTTGATAAACTATTCTTTTGTCAGCCATTATTTTATTTCCTAATTATTTAAAGTCTTAAACTGGATCACCAACTCCAGCAATACCAATATTTGTAGCATCGACTGCTGTACCCGCCATATCGGTAACTCTATAACTACAAGAACCCGCAGCCATCACTCGTGACGATTCCATATCAATACAAGTAGTCATAGTATTACCCGCTGTTCCAGCGTGTCCAAAAGAAACCCAATTAGCACTTTCCATATCTGTTGCTATATTTACTGTGTAGTTTCCTGTACCTAAGTCTGTAACGCTTGCAACATTAAAACTATTATCACCTGTACCTATACTTCCTGACGAACCATCAAATCTAATCCAAAACTGTGCTCTCCCCGTTGCTAATTGTGCAGGGGTAGTACCATTACCACCACTCGCATCTTGTACGTTTGTTGCCCTAATATTTGTTGTCGTGACATTTGCGTTTTCTATTGTGCTCATTTGGGGTATTTGTCCTTAGTTTTTTTAATCGTTTCTGACCAACCAGATATACCATTGTGATAAATATCATCTAATTGATCTTCTATACTCGGATATTCCGCTTTACGTTTTTGAATGTATTGCATAGCTGTTACTTTTGCTAAGATGTCTTCTTTTGAAATAACATCTCCCTTATGCCATGTAATTCTATCAGG